GGTCTTCTTTGAAAGCTCATCGATCTGTTCAGCTTCTTCTTTAAGACGGCCTGATTTGGTCCCGTGATCGAAGTGTCCACGATTGTTACCCTGCTTGTCTTTAGCAATCTGGTATTTTGTCATTTCGCCAGATGGATGAGTAGCCGACTTAACAACTAGTCCACGAGCTTTTGCTGAGCTTTCCCATTCGGAAGCATTTTTGAATAGACCGCCGACGTTTTCATCAAGTTCAGCTTCTTCTTTAGTCAGTTTATCAGTTGCTTTTGCAATACCTTTCATGCGATTGGTAATGTTACGCTTAGTTTCTGGGGATGATTTCCCCATGGAAGAAGAAGCTTGTGCAGCAGCAACTGCAGCATTTCCAGCCATATTACCTGAAGCTTTCTTCACATAAGAACCAAGAGTTGATTTCTTGAGTTCATCAAGTTCTTCAACTTCTTCGATAATATAGCCTTTTTCTTTTGCAACACTGACACGCAGCGCGCCATTTGCACCATCTTTAAGTTTCGGCGCGTTCTTTGACGGTTTGCTATAACCTACAATTGTATCTTTTTTAGGGCTTGCAAATGACCCAGCATGTTTGATATGTACCCAGTGATCATTAGTCATTGCTTCATCAAGATCTGCTTCTTCTTTAGCAACGAGTTTATCAGTTGCCTTTTTAATACCGCGCATTCTGTCCATAGCTTTACTGAAATGCTTTGGTTGATCTGGGTTATTGTATTCACCAGACTTTCTAGCCTGATCCATAGCGCTTAAATTAGCTTTCTTGATATATGAACCAAGAGTCTTTTTATCTAGTTCGTCAATCTGTTCTACACTCTCGGTAGCGCGAACCTTTGGTTCACCAGCAACCCCAGGGTATGCTTTTTTGCCAGCAAGATTTACACCAGGTCTACGCTTCATGACTTCCTTAGTGCTTAATTCGCCTGTGTTGGTTTTATCAGCAACTTTACGAATATATCTACGAGCAAGGTCGCGAGAGATCTCATCGAGTTCTTCGGCTTCTTCTTTACGAAGTGCTTTACCGATTGCTTTACGGCGTGCATGCAAGTACTTGTCAGAACCATCGACTTTACCATCGTTGTTGATATCTGCGTCAGCTTTACCAACTGGATCCATTGCTTCTTTCTTGATGCTCTTCGCAATCTCATGACCTTTGACAATCGTAGACTTCTTCAAAGGAGGAGTATCACCAGTTGCTTTCATGGCAGCAGCCATTCCAACTGCGTATGGATTATCTACTTTCTCGTCAAGTTCAGCATCTTCGTTGAGTGAAGGCTTAACAGAAGTATATGAAATACCACCGGTTTTCATCCGGCGTTTATGTTCATCTTCTACTTCTTTACGAGTATAGCTACCATGTGGTACGTTTTTTGTAGCATGAAATTTCAAGCGCGCATCGGACATTTTTGTGATGGACTCTTCGAGCTCGACTTCTTCGCCGATCTTAATCTCTCCTGCCCGGCGCATAACAGTCTTTGATTTACTCTCACCCGTTTTAGGATCAGTTGAACGAACAATTACCGGTTCTTTATCAGCACGCTTGGTATGAACCTCAGCTGCTTCATAAACCTTTTCGTCTTCCTTTTCATCATAGTCAGCTTTACGCTTTGCTTTTGGAGTTTTTGCAGCTTTAAACTGAAACTCTGTAGCAGCTGGATGTGCTTGAAGATCTACAACATGCTTGTCAAGAAAAGCCTGTTCGTCGCCACCCTTTGGGCGATAAACAGTTTCTAGGATTTTTTTGAATGATTTCATTTTAGTACCTATTATTCTGACATCTTGTTTGCAGCAGTAGTCATACCTTTGCCGCGCTTAACAAAACGCTTGTATGAGTCTGAAGTTTTTTGAGCACTTGCAGGAGTGAACTTTTTAGCAGCCATACCTTTTTCGACTTCAGCCTTTGCTTTCATGCGGTCAGCACCAGCTGCAGCGTGGTAGCTACGAAGCTTGTCGTCTGAAATTTCGTCAATTTGATCGGCTTCTTCTTTCATATCCTCGTCTTCATCTTCATCCTCGTCTTCATCATCATCATCTTCATCTTCTTCGTCTTCCTCGTCTTCATCTTTTGATTCTTCGAGGTCAAACTCTTCTGCTACAGGCGAGAAGCGTGCTTCAAGAGCTGCAGAAACCTTTGCTTGCATAATGTCAGCAAAAGTAGATTCAAATGTTGACGCATCCTTATTGATGGCTGCTGAAATAAGATCTTTAATTGACATGTTAGTCTCCTTTATTTGGTTCATTCTGAGGATTTGAATCAATTTGTTGTGGAACTACACCTGGCGCATCTTGTTGATTTTCTTCAGGCGGTTCATCTTTTGCTTCTTGATCAATTTCTTTCTTGATGTCTTCGATATCATCTTCAGACATATGAAGAACGTTCTTACGAATCCACGTTTTCGAGTAGTAGTCTCCAACATAATTATTAATATCTGCAAGAACGCTCAATCTGTCGCGAATAATTTCTGCTTGCTTCAACTCTTCAAAATGGTTATCAAGCTGGAAGTTATAGCGAAGCTTTTCTTTAATCGCTTCCCATTCTTCTGCCTTAATAATACCTTTGAGAATAAGTTGCTTTTCAAGAGCTTTATCAAAGATGTTAGAGAATCGCGAGCGCAATCTGCGAATAAACTTAGCAAACTTAACTTCATCACGAGAAATTTCTGAAGATCTACCGAGAGAGAATCCAGTCTCAGGCTCAAGACGAGAAATAGGAACGTTCAAAGATTTATATAGCTTACGCTGAAAATAATTTACGTCATCCATCTCACCAAGATTTTGACCACCAGGTAAAGAAGTAATCTCAGTACCACGGTTACCTTCACGGCGTGGAAGCCAGAAGTCATCGGTGATAGTCATAAACTTACGATCGTCTCTCATCTCACCGGTTGATGCATCGTACACAAGTTTGTTCTTGTGGTTAACCATCATCTCACGAAGATACTGTTCTGCTTTTACCTTTGGAAGGTTACCAACATCGATATAGAAGATACGACGTTCAGGCGCCCGAGAGATACGATAGATAACAACAGCATCTTCCATCATACGAAGTTGGTTCAGTGGCTTATACGCTTTGTGTAGATGAGAAAGAACAATAGTGTTTCTTTCATTCAACACGCCTGAGTTACAACTAATGATAGAATCCTTAGCAATCTTAAGACCCTGAATCGAATCAATCGTGCCAAGAGTATTTGTTACAGTTGTAGCATCATATCCACGCTCTGAGAACATATAATATTCATTCTTCAATTTTCTGAAAGCAAATTGAGAACCCGGTGCTACCTTCTCTTTTTCATACTCACGTACTTTTCTCAGTTTACGCGGATCAACGTAACGAAGTTCAATGATACCACGGCGAGGCTGTGTTTCGTCAATCATCACATGATAATGAAGTCTACCGTCAACATACCAACGAGTAAAGATCTCATAGCCTTGATTACTGAAGTCAAGAAGTTTTAATATATTGTCAAACTCTTCACGAATCTTTTTCTTGATAGAGTCTGGCATTTCCAAGTCATCTGTAACACATTCAACTGGAGGCTTGTCGTCGGCAATAGTAATTGCTTCGTTAACGATATCGTCTACTGCTGCTTGAACCTCTGGTTGTTGCAACATTGAACGATATCTGTTAACAAGTTCTGCTTCGGTCTTCGCAGTGCCATCAAGATCAACGAAAGTACTCTGTGACCCGCCGGAAGCAATAGATACTGCTCCGTCGTCATTAATAGGCTCGGCGAAAGATCTCACATTGTCTTTCGCTTCCTCTTTTCGTTTAATCTCAAAGCCAAATAGCTGCATTATAAATTCCTTTTCCTGTGGTTACTGGCTTAGCTATTAAGCACGAGTGCCAGCATCCCCAGTAATTCCACCGCTAACTTCCCACCAATCGTACTGGAATGTTACGCTGAACTCTTCAATACGGTCAGTGTCTTCCCATGACATGTCGATCGCTGATACTTCTGTTGGGAATAAACCGTTGAAGTTATATATACGCAGTGGAACACCAGTTTTAGAAAACTGAGTGATTTGTGCTTGAGTCTTATACTGAAGCGGGGACGCACTACCAAGAGCAGTTACGTTACCCTGGTGCGAGTTAATCGCTGACATCCAAGACTCCATAGCATTTCTGATAAGGAAGTCTTCGTCGTTGATTACTGTTACTGTCCATGGTTCAAATGTTCTGTCGCCA